TATAAAAGACTGATCTCTAAAATAGAGGTAGAAGAGGTAGATAATCACAACGAAACTCACAAAAGTTTAGTATTGGATCCACACGAAGAAGAAATAGATAGATTGGACATCATTGAGATGTTTATCAAGCACTTGGACGATAACTTAATGGACCTATTTGACAAAGACGACGAAGTAAAAGCTGCGGATGCTATATTGGAGATATTCAAAAAGCGAGAAAATATAGACATATTCAATAAAAAAGCGCTTTTCATTTACGTAAAAGAGATAGCAAATGTGCAATCTAACACCATTACTAAAGTAGTTAAAAAGCTAAAGACGATTTATTTGGACATATTACAAGATCAAATAGAAAACCACGATCATGATATTTATACCTAAACGCAATCATGGAATTAGAAAAAGAGATATTTCCCGGTAAGAAAATATCAGACCTTGTACAAGAGGTTTACAATAGACAGAACAATCAGGACTCGGCAATCAAAGCTAAAATAGAAGAAATTTCCGACATGATAGAAGGACCTGGCGATGCCATAGTTCTTATGCCGCAGATCAAGGGCCTTATAGATTCTAGCCTTAAGAACGACGAAGTTCTTGTAAAATTATTGGGACTTTTCCAAAAAGCGGCCCAAGCGGTTCAAAAAGAGGTCGAAATTATGGATGGATTGCTTTCTGAAAAGGACATAGAGCAATTAATGAAAGAGGTTAATACCATAAATTCCATCGCGCCAAAACAAATAACTGATAAGTAATGGCGTACGGAGAAAATCCAAATAATCAACATCACGATAATCGTAATTCTGGAGGAGGTTTTTTAATCGCTAGAGTAAAGGACATCGTATTCGGACCAGTGAAAGATTCCGTGAGAAATATTTTGGATCCTAATTTTACAGGCTATGGAGATATAGGAAAAATACGATTTGAAATATTGTATTCTCCTGATAGATCTTCTTTAGCCAATCTCTCTGATTTTGCATATCCTTATAATTACGGAGCAATAAAACACCTTCCACTTAACGGTGAAATTGTGTATATAATACAGGGACCTTCTCCAGGATTAAATGATGATGCGCAAAATAAACGTCTCTATTACATGCCACCTTTTCCTATATGGAATGCAGTTAACCATAATGTATTTCCAAATCTGGATGAGTACGCTCAATTTAATTCTCAACAAAAATCAAAGCCCGGATACAATAGATCTTCTACCGCAAATAATTCTGTAATTGAATTTCCAAAAGGGTACAGTTTTCAAGAAAATCCAGCCATACGATCATTATATCCTTTTGAGGGTGACACAATATTAGAGTCTAGGTTTGGCTCATCAATAAGATTTGGATCTACAACTAATTCAATGAAAAATCTAAATAATTGGTCTAGTGTCGGTTCTAATGGAGCCCCCATTCTAATTATTAGAAATGGACAAGGGTCTCCTTCAAATCCAAGCGATCCCTACTCATCAACCGTTGAAGATATTAATACAGACGCATCCTCTATATATTTAACCAACGGACAAAAAATAGTTATAAGTTCTTTGCTAACAGGGGAATATCCATTAAATTCTTTTGAAAAAGTAAACGTAGTTTTACAACAGCAAAATGTACTTAATGTTTCAGTTTCTAAGATTACGTCTAACGAAACAGTCGACGCGGCTAGTCAAGATTCTAATGTCCTACAAAATTTAGTAACTAATAATTCACAACAACCATAATGTCAACTTACGCACCCAATTTTCCTTATACCGGTAATGAAGCTATAATTACTTCCGATAGGGTCACTTTATTGGCAGATAAGGACGCTGTGTTCGTATTTGGAAATCAAGCGGTAAGTTTGTCTAGTCAAAATACTGTTAATTTAGATGCATCAAATAAAGTGATTATTAGCTCGCCTGTAATTAATTTAGGGGATAAAAATGCAGATACTTTAGGAGAAAGCGCTGTTTTGGGAGATACGTTGGTCTCTTTACTAACTCAAGTAATTAGTACAATACAGGATTTTTTAGACGCAGCAGCCAACGTAGAATATTCTGATCTAAGTACTCTTAGTGATATGGCGATTTCTGCGGATAACGCCTCTATGATTTTAGATGACTTGTCCAATAGCATACAAAATTCAATAACATCAGACGTTGTTTACATAACAAAAAATCAATCTTAACATGTCAGATGCTCCTAATATATTTGAGAAAGCGATAAATACTAGCGGTAAATCTGTAAATAAATTAAATAAACAAATAGATCAGATTTTCAACGGGACTAGAAAATATACTATGGCCCAATTAAAAGGCGTGTCTGTTCCTGAAAGATTGGCGGACATAGGCGTAATTGGAGTGATTGACACGATTGCCGGCATAGATATGTGTCAATTATTGTCTTATATATCTGACGTATTAATCGCATCAAATGGATATAAATTTGATCCAAATGTACAACCTCCCGATGGATCTAGCACAATAACTAGAAAAGCCTGGTTATTACAGTCATCTGCGTATTCCATAAAACAGCAGATAGATCAATTTAACGCGACTAACGGACAAAGAGTAAATGTAAATGATCTTGCGGCTCTTTTACCAAATATAGTTAATGAATTAACTTACTTACTCAATCCTAAAATTGAAGGATCCATAGTAGATAAAGATTTACAAAAAGCTTTTTCTGTCATATCTGTCATAGCAAATTACGTTAATATAGTCCTAAACGTATTAAATACTTATGTTTCTTTTCAAGGATCTGCACAAAATGTACTTTTACAGATTAATCCCAATGGTGGAACAATTGGAACTACTGGAGCGGGACAAACTCAAAGTCAAATATCTCAAGACTATAAAAAAATATTGGGTTTTTTAAATAATCTTGATACTGCCTGTGCACAAATTTTAAAAATAGACATATACAATCCATTAGGAGTATCGTCTTTGACTTCTTTAGTTACTAGTGTTGCTAATCCTCAGATACAAAGATATATAGCCCAATTAAACGGTATTATAGGAAATGATCTGCAAAAATTAGTTCCTCTTTTAGAAAATTTACAAAATCAATGCGTTGGAATACAAAGGTATTGTAGCTTAATTCTCTCTACAGTAAGAACTCTTCAAATATACACTAAGATAGGCGCCATTCTTATGAAAGTTTTTACAGCTGTAGTAAACTTTTTAAAGTCTTTACCTATACCCAATCAATTTACAGTTGTGGGAATTAATGTAAGATTCTCAGATTCTTTACAATCAATTCAAAATTTAATTACTAGAGTAACTCAAGATCTTTCTGCGATAAATAATCTTTTATCAAAAGTATCAACTTTAATATCTAATATATCTTCAGATATTAATAAAATTAATCAAGCTTTAACTATTTTAATTACGAATTTACAATCTTGTAATAATGCCCCACCTGGATTGGTGGATAATTTAAAAAATACTCAATCCCAATTAAATGATGCGGCTAATCAATTAAATGCATTTGTACAAAACAGCCAAAATAAGATCAATAACAACAATCTAACATACGGAGGATATACTATTCAAATAATCACAGAACAATTATTACAAACATCGACTAATATACCCAGAAGATACGGAGTAGCCCTGGATTCTGATGGAATAGAGGTGGTAAAAAGCACTCCCACTTTTGCAACTTTAGATAACATAATAATAGAAGAAGTCCAACTTTTATTAGAATCAAAAAAATTGGTTCAACCAACTCAGTCTTCTCTAAGTCAATCTCAACTTTCCACCCTTAAACAATCTCTTTCGTATTTAGAGGACAATACAGCGCCTGAAGATTTCTCTTCAAATATAAATATTCCTTTAGATTCTGCTAATAATTTAGACGAAAATAGCGGATTAGGATTAAATGCATTTGTTAATAATCAAAAAGGAGGAACAGCATTAAGGGACAGAATGAGAAGTGCAATGAGCTCAGCTTCATTTCAATTACAACAAAATCTTGCTACAGCAAATCAAGGATAATTTTAAACAAAATTGATATTTATACAATATGGCAGTAAAAAAACAAAGCTCTTTAGCTAAATTAAGAATCCTCATTAGAGAGGAAGTTAAAAATGCGATCAGGGAAGAAATGCCCGACTTGATCATGGAGGCTCTTGCCAAACAAAATAGGTTGTTAGAGTCCAAAAATAAACCAGGAATCAACCCTATACAAGAAACTTTTAAGCCAAAAAAAGCAACCATACCGGGAACTTTAAACACAAAACCGTTTAATCCGGCTAAACAATTTCAACAGGCACAAAAACCTTTCGCAGGTAAGGATCCAATGAGCCAGTTGCTGAATGAGACTGCGTCTTCTATGGTCCACGAAGACACTTTAGCATTCTCTACGGCTGACGTCGATATAGACCCAATGAGCTTTATGTCTAATCCGGACGCTCCTGTTGGGGACGTAAATGACATGTTGGCCGCATCTAGACCAAGTTCTAACATAGAGATGGTCCAAGTTAATGCGGTTCCTGATTTTACGGAGTTAATGAGTAAATTAAGAGCAAAGGGAGTAATGTAATATGGCATACGGTCTAGCAAAAATACCAGCACTCGATTTTAAACCCTCAACTTCGTTGGGAGTTAAAATACCTTTTTCTGCGCCAAATGTATTCACTCCAGTGTATACCACAATGGAACAAACCAAATATAATTTGATAAATTTTCTGTTGACTGATACTGGAGAAAGGCCGTTTAATCCTAATTTTGGCGCTGGACTAAGAAAAATGCTTTTCGACCCAATAATTTCCGAATCTTTGGATGCTCTGAAGTCTTCAATATCTAATAAAATACAGGTATATTTTCCAAATATTTCAGTTACCGAGTTATCATTTTTTTCAGATCCAGATACCAATTCAATTATTATAACATTAAGTTACATTTTATTAGGTACAAATCAACAAGATACAGCCACAATAAACATACAAAATTAAAATGCCTAATCAAGCTAATATATCGTATCTAAATAAGAATTTTTCGTCATTAAAAGCGGACTTAATAAACTACGCACAGTCTTATTATCCTACAGTGTACAATGACTTCAGTCAAGCTTCTCCTGGCACCATGTTCATAGAAATGGCTTCTTACGTTGGAGACGTTCTTTCTTTTTATTTAGACAATCAAATTCAAGAAACTTTTTTACAATACGCTAAACAACCAAACAATCTGTACACTTTAGCATACATGTTAGGATACAGACCAAAAGTAACTTCAGCAGCCATAGTGGATTTAGACGTGTACCAACAAATTCCTGCTGTAAGCGTAGGAGGACAACCACAACCAGATTTTACTTATGCATTGACCATTTTACCAGGAATGCAAGTTCAATCTAACGTAAATAGTAACGCATATTATTTTGTAGGCGATAAGATTAATTTTTCGGTATCTTCTTCATTAGATCCCACAAGCGTATCGGTTTATCAAGTTAATGGGTCTTCAGTTCCCACATCTTATCTATTAAAAAAATCTGTACAAGCGGTATCAGGACAAGTAAAAAATCAAAGTTTTTCTTTTGAAGCGCCTCAAAGATTTTCTACAGTTTCCATAAATGACTCTAAT